GCAAAGAGGACTATCAGCCGTTAATTTAGCTACACCTTCAATTGGTGGAACTATGAACATAATCACAGATCCTGCTGCTCAAGAAAAGGGTGGTAAAGTTAAACAAGAAGTAGGTGAGGGTGGATTCCTTAAAACTTCTTTGAACTACAACTCAGGTATTATCAATGATAAACTAGCACTTAGTGGAACATTAGTTCGTAAGACTGGTGATGGATTTATTGATGGAACTTGGACAGACGCTTGGGCTTACTACTTCGGTGGTTCTTATGCCGTAAGTGATGACCAACGATTTGAGTTGTATGCAGTTGGTGCTCCACAGAGACATGGACAAAACCTATACAAACAGAACATAGCTACATATTCGCAAGAATTTGCTGGTGATGTTGCTGGATATGATGTTGATGCTTTTGCAGATTCTGCAAAGTTTGAAACTGAATCTGGTAGGTTGTTCAATCAAAATGTTGCACCCGTTGATGCTTCATACACAGGCCAACAGTATTGGTATATGTATGGTGCTCGTACTACTGATAGGTATGGTTCTGATTTCTTGAATGAAAGAGAGAACTTTTTCCATAAACCATTAGTAAATCTTAACCATTTTTTAACAATAAATGACAAAACTCAATTGAGTACTGTCGCTTATTGGAGTGGTGGTTCAGGTGGTGGAACTGGTACTTATGGTAGTGTTTCTAGAAAACTCGCAGCTGGTGCTTCAGACCAAGACCTGTCTTGGTATAAGAGTTCACCGTGGACTTGGGATTGGAATGCACAGATTGAAGAAAATTCAACAACTGTGGATTCTGCTTGGTCAGAAACAGAACATCGTTCAGATGGTATTCTTCGTAACTCAATCAATCGACAAAACACTTATGGTTTGATTTCTAAATTAAACTATGATGTTAACGAGAACTTGGAAGTTCAAGTTGGTATTGATTGGAGAACTGCTGGTATAGAACACGCACGTGAAGTTCGTGACTTACTTGGTGGTGATTACTACGTTGACTTTGCTGACAACAATGCACCCGATGGTAAAGTAGTTAAGTTAGGTGATGAAATTGCCTATCATACCGAAACTACTGTTGATTGGATTGGTGGATTTTTACAAGGTAAATATTCTACTGACAAATTCAACCTTTATGGTATGGGTGGAGTATCTAATATTGGATATTCTTTCGAAGATCACTTTGCAGCAAATACTGATTCTGCTGGTAAAGCAATCGACAACTATGTTGAAGCTGATGGTATCACAACTTTCCAAATCAAAGGTGGTGGTGTTTATCATCTTGATGATAGAATGTCTGGATTTGTAAATGCTGGCTATGTTGAGAAACCGCCCATGTTGGATAATGTGATTGATAACTACGGAACGGTTGCTACTAATCCCGACAATGAGAAATATACAAGTTTCGAATTTGGTGGAAAGTATGCTAGTGGTAATGTTGATCTTAAATTGAGTTCATATAATACTCAATGGAAAGATAGAAACCTTACTAAATCTGTTGAAACAGGTGCTGGTGATTCAGGTGATACTGACATTATCTACTTAAAAGGCGTTAATCAAAGTCATACAGGTTGGGAAGTTGAAACGAAAGTTGCTCTTCACGAAATGGTTGATTTGACTTTAGCACTTAGTAAAGGTACTTGGAAGTTCGATGGTGATGCCGATGGTGATTATCAGGAGATGGAGTATAACGAAGAAGATCAGATTATTGGTACAAAGACTACTGAATATACTTACGCTCTTGGTGGATTAATGGTCGGTGACCAACCACAAACAGCTTATGTTGGTGGATTAACCATTAAACCAATCAAAGGACTCAGCATACAGGGTTTGTATAAAATGTATGATGATAACTACGCTGATTGGTCTCCTGATTCTCGTGAAGTCGATGAAGATGGTGCCGATGATGCTCAAGTTTGGAAAGCTCCTGGCTATTCAAAGCTTGACCTACATCTATCATACAAACTACCAGCAATTGGTGGGTATGATATGACGCTTAGTGGTCATGTTTTTAATGCTCTTGATGATGTATATGTTCAAGATGCAGTTGATAACAGTAAGTACAATGGGTTTGGTGATAAACTTCACTTAGCTCATAACGCTGAAGTATTCTTGGGAACACCAAGATACTACAATGTAGGACTAACTGTTTATTTCTAAAATGTAAAATTGGGGGCTTGAAATATAGCCCCCATTTTATTAAAGTAACCCTTGACTTGTATAGGGTTTTGGTTGTATATTAACGTATCGGAATTGGGGATATTATATCCCTTTTAGGAGTCTGAGATTTACCAAAATATTTATTACGACAACAAAAAAAACACAGTTCATATTTGGGATGACGAAACAGGTTATTTCACTTTACCATACAAGAAATATGCTTATGTGAAAGATAGAGCCGGTACTCATATGTCATTATATGGGGATAAACTAAAAAAAGTATATAGATACGATCCAGAAACACCAAACTTATGGGAATCAGATGTTCCACCAGAAACTCGTACATTGGTAGACAACTACGCAGATTCTGAAGAACTCTCAAAAGGTCATCGTATTATGACGATCGATATTGAGGTTGAAGTAACAGATGGCTTTCCATATCCCGAAGATGCTAAAAATAGAATAACTGCTATAGCAGTTCATAACTCAGAAGAAGATGAGTATTATTGCTTAGTGTTAGATGAGAAGAAAAAGCTCAGTTTAAAATCAAAAGATAATGTAACCATAGAGTCTTTTGAAAGTGAGTTTGATTTACTACAAAGATTTTTTCTAAAGTATTTAGATTGGAAACCAACCATCATTACAGGTTGGAACTCAGACTCATTCGATATGCCTTACATTTACAACAGAGCTTGCAAAGTAGTGGGTACTGATATAGCTAATGTACTTTCACCAATAAGAGAAGTTAAATGGAACAAACATCGTAAGAGGTATATGTTCGCTGGTGTTAGTTGTTTAGATTATTTAGCTCTATATAAATTATTTACTTATACTCAGCTATCATCTTATAGATTAGATGCTGTAGCTGAACATGAACTTAGTGAAAGGAAGATTGAGTATAATGGAACACTCAATGACTTATATGAAAACAATATAGATAAGTTTGTAGAGTATAACATTCATGACGTTAGACTTGTAAAGAGGTTACATGACAAATTAGATTTCATTGATATGGCTAGGGGTGTATGTCACGTGGGTCATGTTCCTTATGAAGATGTGTATTTCTCATCTCGGTATTTGGAAGGTGCTATCTTAGTTTATCTAAAGAACTTAGAAGTCGTAGCACCTAATAAACCAGCAAGACCGAATATGAATAACGATGAGAAGTTCGTTGGTGCTTACGTTCAATCTCCACAAAGAGGGAAGCATGATTGGGTATTCGATTTGGATATTACATCTATGTACCCATCCGTTATTATGTCGCTTAATATATCACCTGAAACTAAGATGGGGAAGTTAAGTGGTTGGGATGCAGAAGAGTTTATGAAAGGTGTAAAGAAAACCTACACTCTTACATCAGGCGAAAAGGAGATGGGTAAACTTACAGAAACAGAACTTAAAGATTTCTTTGATAATAATGAAGTTTCTATATCTTCTAATGGTGTTATATATCGTAGTGATAAGCCAGGTTTAATACCAGCCCTACTATCTAAATGGTTTGATACTCGTGTAGAGTATAGAAAGTTGATGAAGAAGTTCGGTGATGCTGGCGATAATGAAAAATATACATACTTTAAGAGTCGTCAGTTGATTCAGAAGGTTGTTTTAAACTCATTGTATGGTGTATTAGGTTTGCCAGTATTTAGGTTCTATGATTTAGATAATGCTGTGGCTACCACACTTACAGGTCAAGAACTGATTAAGTTTACTAAGAAGATTGGTAATCATTTCTATAATAAAGAGCTGGGTGATGATAACGATCATTGTATCTATATAGATACTGATTCAGTTTTCTATTCAGCACTCCCACTAATCAAAAATAGATTTCCTACTATGGACTTTGAAAGTGAAACTCTAATGAGTAAAAGGATATTAGATGTAGCTGATGAGATACAGAAGTTTATGAATACTTCATATGATTACTTTGCTAAGAAGTTCTTAAACTTAGACAAACATAGGTTTGAGATAAAGCAGGAGTTAATAGCCAAATCAGGTTTGTTCATCGTAAAGAAACGATATGGTTTGAAGATTATTAACGACAATGGAGTTAAGGTAAACAAGCTGCACGTTAAAGGTTTGGATTTGGTTCGTAGTAACTTTCCAAAGGCTATGGGTGAGTTATTGAAGAGCGTGTTGGAAGATATTCTGGCTACTGTTCCAAAAGATAAGATAGATGAAAGGATTATAAACTTCAAAGAGTCTATGAAACTATTGGACTTTGATAGGATAGCAATGCCAACGGGTATAAATAACCTAAAGAAATACACAGATGGTAAAGCTGGTAAGTTTACAAAGTTTGCTAAAGGCGCGCCCGCTCATATCAAAGCTGCTCTAACTTATAATGATTTGCTGAGACATTTTGGGGTCGATAAGAAGTATGAGAGGATAAGTAACTCTGAAAAGATTAAGTGGGTATATCTTAAACAGAATGACTTAGGATTAAATTCTTGTGCTTACAAAGGTTACGAAGACCCACCACAAATAATAGATTTCATTAAGACTAATATTAATTACAAAAAGATGTATTCACAGATGTTAGAGAAAAAGATTATGATGTTTTATGAATCATTGAAATGGGATGAGCCTGTAAATAAAAAGACATCTATGGAAAGATTTTTTTGATTTTGACAAACAACTTTGATATATATATATGTATATATCATATTAACAAATAAGGAGTAACAAATGAATAAACATTCATTAAGCCGTTTCATTGATAAGTATTATCTTAGCGGAAATTGTTCATCGGTTGTAATAAACAGTAAAGGAGAGAATCTTTCTACTCGGTTTATCACTGGTGATAAAAATTTACTTGGAGAACTAACTATGACGGGTTGGAAGTTTGATGATGCTGACTTAGGTGTGTATAACACAGAGCAGCTTGTCAAACTACTTTCAGTTTTGTCAGAGAATATCACAATGAATCTTACAAAAGCTGGAGATAAAGCAGTATCTCTAAAAATATCAGATAGCAATTCTGATGTAAACTATATGCTTTCAGATTTATCTGTTATTAGTTCACCACCTAATCTTAAATCTATACCTGATTTTGAGGTAAAGATTAAAGTTGGCAGGACTTTTATGAGCAAATTTATTGCTGGTAAAGGCGCACTAGCAGATACAGATAACTTTACAGTTATTACTGGGAATGATGGGGTTAAGATCGTAATTGGTTATGCAGAAATTAACACTAATCGTGTTACTCTTCCTGTAGAAACCGAGTCGTATAGTGTTATTGATAATGTTTCCTTTAATGCTAATCTGTTTCGAGATGTGTTAGTCGCTAACAAAGAATGCGAAAGCGCTACATTAGAAGTAAGTTCAGGTGGTTTGGCTCGTATCAATTTTAAGATTGACGAGTATGATGCTACTTATTACTTAGTCGCCGACACAGATGTGTAGTGGAAGAAACGTATGTAGATAAATCAAAAGTATCTATTAGACCAATATATAAACCATTGGCTAGAGATATGATTGAAAAAAACCACTACAGCGGTAAATTGTCGTCTTGTAGATACCCATTAGGTGTTTTCTACAAGACAGACAACGCTCATCAATTCTTTGATGAAACAGAAGAAAAGTTGATTGGTGTGGCTTGTTATGGATTTCCAGTTGGAAGAAGAGTTGTGGGTTCTATTTTCAAAGAAGAGATTATAGAAAACAAAAACGTATTGGAGCTGACTAGGTTATTCATACACGATGGCTATGGGAAGAATATTGAGTCGCATGTTATTTCAGCTTCATTCAAATGGATGAAACAATTTGCGCCCAATATAAAGGTTTTGATATCATATGCTGATCCTGAACAAGGTCATGATGGTGCTATCTATCAAGCTACTAATTGGATTTACCAAGGATGTGGTGACTTTCAATTAGCACCAACCTTTTCACTTAGACTTGAAGAAGATGGAGATTGGATGCATAGTCGTAGTGTGTATTCAAAGTTCGGTTCTGCTAATCCTAAGAAGATGGTAAAGTCTATAGGTCATACATTTTGGTTGAAGAAGGAAGCTAGTAAACATAGATACATTTACTTTTTAGGCAATAAGAAAGAGAATAGGAAGTTCAGTAAGGTGATGAAACACCCCGAAATGGAATATCCTAAAAATTACAAACACGAAATTGAAATAACAAAAATAGAGGTTGGTGACGATAAATGGAAAAATTAGAACATAGTTTATGGGTAGAAAAATATCGGCCTACATCCATGGATACTTACATTGGGAATGAACATCTCAAAAGTAAAGTATCTGTATACCTTGAGAGTGGTGACTTACCACACCTTTTACTGTATGGTAGAGCCGGTACGGGTAAAACCACTCTCGCTAAGTTATTAGTTAATAACATTGAATGTGATCATTTGTATATTAATGCTTCTGATGAGAACAGCGTAGATACAGTTCGAACTAAGGTTCGTGGTTTTGCTTCCACTATGGGATTCAAAGATTATAAGATAATAATCTTAGATGAGTGTGATTACATCACACCTAACGCACAAGCGGCTTTGCGTAACCTTATGGAGACTTTCTCAAAGCATTGTAGGTTCATCTTAACCTGTAACTTTGTAGAAAGAATAATCGATCCAATACAGAGTCGCTGTCAATCATTTCAGGTGATTCCACCATCAAAGAAAGAAGTTGCTGTTCATATGACTAATATCTTAAAAGAAGAAGATGTTGCTTGTAAGATGGATGATATAGCTGGGTTGGTAAATGCTGGTTATCCTGACATCCGTAGAGTTATAAACTCTTGTCAAAGACAAGTCGTAGACGGGATGTTGGTAGTAGATAAACAATCATTAGTAGAGAATGATTATAAAATTAAATTGTTAGAGATAATCAAAAAAGAAAGTAAAAAAGATGCTTTCAAAAGCATAAGAAAACTATTGGCTAATAGTCAAGTTACAGATTTTGCGGAACTATATAAGTTAATGTATGATGAGGTTGATTCATATGGTACAGGACATATAGCCGAATCTATATTGATTATTGCTAAGTATCAATTATCAGATGGTCAGGTAGTTGATAAAGAAATAAATGCGATGGCTATGGTAATCGAATTGTTAGGAGTAATAAAATGAGTACAAAACCAATGAAACCTTTGAAGGGTGGACAACCACCACAAACACAAATAGACATAAACGATACTGAAATGATAAAATGTGATGATTGTGGAAACGCATCTTTCATTCAAGCTTTCTTTCTAAGAAGGTTATCAGCTCTGATGTCGCCAACAGGACAAGAAGCTATGATTCCAGTTCAGGTATATAGTTGTGGTAATTGTGGTAAAGTTCCAGAAAAACTAATGCCAGTAGGAAATGAGTAAGAAAGATATTGGAGCTGGTAAAGGTGATAAACTAAGAAGGGGAATAACTCAAAATGAGTGGAATAAAAAGTGGGAAAAAATCTTCGGTAAAAAAGAAGAGCCTGTTCGACCACATAGGTCAGATAACAGCGGTTCAAAATCCTAATTATTGGGAAGATATTTCAGATGAAGATAAGAAAACTTGGTCTAACTATATGGTTAATAGATTTTTATCTATGAAGCCTGATTGGATTGATTTGGTTAATGAGATTCAAAAGTATCCATTAGAACCAAAGCAGTTATATAAATTTTATACAAGCGTCTTACCAAAAAGAAAAGAATGGTTAAGATATATTAAGGGAGACAAAAAGATGAAGTATCCAAAATGGGTTTACGAAATCGTAGTTAAAGAACTACAGTGTAGTATGAGAGAAGCTAGTGATGCTATAGATATGTATGAAATATCTGCAGGTGGTCAAGCAGAATTAGCTGATGTTCTAGGTAAGTATGGTATTGAACAAAAGGAGATTCGGAAGCTCGGTTTAATATCATAGAAATGAGTGTAAAAGACTTTACAGTTGAACAAATACCTAGAAAGTCACTTGTTAGTTTCATAGAAAAACATCACTATTCGCATAATGTAAATGGTGTCCAATCTTTATATCACTATGGGTTATATAGAGAAGGGAACTTTGGACTACCAATGATGATTGGGGCTATGATGTATGCTTACCCATCAATGCCAGCTACAGCAGCTAAGTATAATCCTATCAATCCTGATAAGTGTTTAGAACTTAGAAGATTGGTTTGTATTGATGATACACCTAAGAATACAGAAAGTTATTTCATAGGGCAGACATTCAAGCTACTGAAACAAACTACAGATATGGAAGTAATAGTTTCATTTGCTGACCAACATCACGGACACACTGGCGTAATCTATAAAGCTAGTAACTTTGATTACTTAGGTGAAACTGGAAAGGGTAGGATACTAATGGTGGATGGTAAAGAAATGCACAGTAGGTCTTTAAATCAATTAGACAGACCATATGGTAGAGAACTAAATCGAAGATATAAAGCTAATGATGAGAATATATTTTGGAAAATCACAAAACCAAAACATATTTATACATACTATCTAAATAAGAAAATCAAAAGACAAATAAAAAAGCTTGACTTATACACTAAAAATGTGTAAATTTGAGTATAGGAAATAGGGAATATATGAGTAATATAAAAGAATCAAATACTAAAAAAGAAGTAAATTCTTATTTAACAGGTGACCACGGTGATATTGTAACAATGATGGAACAAGAATGGCCGGAGATGACCAAAGAATTTAAGAGATTACAAAGAGAGCAATATGAATTGTTCTGCCATAAACAGCACGACTATGGTCCAGGTAATATTTCAGTTGGAACGCAATTACAAACACCTGAAGAAATACATTTATCACTTACAGGTTTATGGTTTAGAATGAATGATAAGATACAAAGGCTAAAAACTTTACTGATGGGTAAAAGAGAAAACGCAGTAGAGGGAGAACCTATGGAAGATGCTTATCTGGACGTGTCTAACTATGGTATTATGGCAACAATCGTAAAGAATGGTAAGTGGGGTAAGTAATGGCAGAACCTAAATATATACTTACTACAGAAGCTGGTAGATATGAATCAGATAATCTATTCTTTTTAATATGGGAAGTTGTAATACATAGAACTTGGCACTTAATTAAAGATGGAAGGTGGGTAGATTAATGGGAAGAATTAGTTATAGTCAGTATTCAATGTGGGCTCAATGTCCTTACCGGTGGAAGTTGTCGTATGTAGATGGTAAGCGTGAATACACAGAAAGTATTTTCACATTATTTGGTACGAGTATGCATGAAGTGATACAAACATTTCTTACTGTTATGTATGAAGATACAGCAAAGGCTGCTGAAGCTCTACCATTACCTGAAATGTTAAGAATCAGAATGAAACGCAATTATGAAAATGCCATGACAAAGAATGGTGGAGTTGAGTTCTGCACCCAAGCGGATATGGTAGAGTTTTATGACCATGGTCTATTAATATTAGAGTTCTTACGAAAGAAGAGGGCCCAATATTTTAGTAAGAAAGGCTATGAGCTTATCGGTACAGAAGTTGCACTTGACTATGAATTACCCAATGGTATTAAGTTTATAGGTTATTTGGACATAGTAATTAGAGATACAGTAAGAGATGTGATTAAGATTTATGATATTAAAACATCTACTATGGGTTGGAATAAATGGCAGAAGGCTGATAAGCTAAAGAGTGACCAATTGCTATTGTATAAACAATTCTACTCAAAACAATTCAACCACCCGATAGACAAAATAGAAGTTGAATACTTTATTGTGAAAAGAAAGTTGTATGAAAACTTAGACTTCCCACA